CTTTCATATTCGGTTCCAGCACAATCCATGATGATGGCGACACCATCAACAAACCAAGGTTGTATATTCCAATCCTCAAGTATTCTTGTCCATTGATATACTCCGTTCTCAAAACCAACATGCTTACATTGGTAATCTCTCTCGAAAGATCTGTATCTTACAGTCTCACCATCATAGTATGTTACGTTTGCGTCATGAGCATCTAGTCTCAGACCTAATAATTTCATGCGACCCTACGGCTCAAAATTTTACCCGAATTTTTTTTCCAGCTTTTTGTGTTTTAAAAGCTGATTTTACATTGGAGGCATCGAAGGATCATCGACAGGCATACCAGAACCAGGCATACCGTATCCGAAATCCATTCCACCACCACTACCCATGCCAGGAGGCATGCCAGGAGGTCCTTGTTGATCTTGTCCGCCACCAAACTGTCTGTTGACTCCGCCTGGTTGCATCTTCTCGAACCCATGTTCCACCCTGTGAGCTTCAACAATTTCTTTAATTGATGTCAACTCTTTCTGTAGATCCTTTAACTTGTAGAGGATCAGATCAATCTTATCTTCCATACTGAGATCTATTCCTAATGATGATTTGGTTGTTAGCGTAGTCTGGAATGAAGTCCAGTACATCTTCGTGAGGCCAGTGCATTTCCTCGTACAAAGCATTCAATCTTTCCATGTCTTCCCAAAGATCATTAATATGTTCTGTCGGAAAAACATTTTCTTCTGGCTCTAAGTTTCCGTGCATTGTTATCTTCCTAAGAAATAGTGATTGATTGCTTCAATCTTCTCATGTGCTTGAGCGACAGCGTTAAGTTCACCATCTATGGCTCCCATGAGGTCTGGATGCTCTCCAATTCCCACAGGTTGATTGAGATAGATCTCAATGTTCTGTTGATGTTTAGCGATTAATCCTTCATAATAACGGATTTGTGACTTTAGAATGTCATCACGCAAGTTAACCATAATTAAACCAGTTTGTATTGTTGTAAGTATTTAACAGTTTCTGCAGCGCCTCCAATGGTGCGGTCATCAACTGAGACTTGAGGGAATGTAGATCCCTCTCCAAACTGAGAGATAAATTCTTTCTTGTCGAAGTGTTCGTCAAGTTTGTATTCTACAAAGTTTAGTTGTGCTAATTGTAACACGGAAATAACTTTCTCGCAATGACCACAACCTAATTTTGAGTAAACGGTGAAATTCATTTTGCCTCGTATGTTTGGAACCACTCTTTGAGTGAAATTTGATAACCAGATTCACGATAAGGAGGCTCCTTGATCCCCTTCATCCTTTTATAATCATTGTGCATTGCCATGAGTAACCAACTCTGGCTAAGGGAATGAGGTCCTTCTTCCAAGAGTTCTCTTTGTCTCTTGGACACCACCTTCATCCCTAAGTATTCTTTTCTCCAAGATGTATCCATCAGAGAAGTATCGCTCCAATAATAAATCCTTTAGCGAAAGCAATACATTTGATTTGATAGTCTGTTAGATTGAATTTCTTTTGAAACTTATCAATCATTTTCTTATCCCATTCTACTGCCTTATCGAAAGCACCTTTTGCTTTATGCTTGAAACAACTCATACGTTATGTGAAAAAAACTATTTAGATTATATCACTTCAACTTGAAAGTGTAAATGTGTTTTCCTGGCGTGTTGACATAATGTGCATCTCCTGACTCCAGTGCATCTCTAAGTTTCTGTGCAAATGGTTTTAATTTATTCTTATACTTTGTTCTGATTGCCTTATCATGATAAGTTTTATCACCGTACTGTATGAGTCTGCCTGGCGAAGTTAAACCCTCATATTTGAAATTGGTCGCCTTGTATATGACCCCTCTGTGACCGTGAAATGCGTCTGCATAGGACACGATGACCTTGTGGTCGGTATTCTTTTTCAACCACCTCTGAGTCTTTCCTATGAAGTAACTCTCTGTACACTTAGGGGTGGCATCAATACAACACAGTCTCCTGAGTTCAATGACATCACTCTCACTCTCTCCATACTTCCTCCACGCATTTGCCATACCTAGAGGACCATATATCATTGCACCTATCAAGGTAGAGTCACAGTAAAGTCCAAACACATGAGATATTCTGAGTCCATTGACACTCTTAGAGTAGTGCCATGTCTCTATAAAATCTCTCACACATTGTATGTTAGTTACCTTGACATCAAAATCCGTTACCCTTTTACCCAAGGGCACTGAATAATCGTCATAGAGAAGTGACTTCAACATACAATAATTATATCAATCAAATGATCTTTTGTCTATGGGAGTGGAGGGACTCGAACCCTCACGACATTGCTGTCAACAGATTTTAAGTCTGGTGTGTCTACCGATTCCACCACACTCCCTGGCGACTCAAGTAGGACTCGAACCTACGACCGACTGCTTAGAAGGCAGTTGCTCTATCCAACTGAGCTATTGAGTCTGGTAGGACTGTCGGGAATTGAACCCGATTGACTCCGTTATAAGCAGAGCGCATTAACCAATATGCGACAGTCCCTTGTGTGTCACTCCGTTATTATACCACAGTTGCCATAAAAAAAACCCTCTCAGAGAGAGGGTTTTGAAAGATTTAAGATTTTGTATCTTAACCAATAGAAGGTGCAGTTAAAGCAACTTCACTTGTCTCGGCAGCAGCCAAGTCTAGTGGGAAGTTGTGAGCGTTACGCTCGTGCATTACTTCCATACCAAGGTTAGCACGGTTAAGAACATCTGCCCATGTAGGAATCACTTTACCAGAGTTGTCTAGAACAGACTGGTTGAAGTTGAAACCGTTAAGGTTAAATGCCATTGTGCTGATACCCATTGCGGTAATCCAGATGCAAACAACTGGGAAAGCGGCAAGGAAGAAGTGTAAACTTCTTGAGTTGTTGAACGAAGCATACTGGAAGATTAATCTACCGAAGTAACCGTGTGCAGCTACGATGTTGTATGTTTCTTCTTCTTGTCCGAACTTGTAACCATAGTTCTGAGACTCTTGCTCAGTTGTCTCCCTGATCAAAGAAGATGTTACAAGTGAACCGTGCATTGCAGAGAAGAGTGAACCTCCGAATACACCAGCTACTCCAATCATGTGGAATGGGTGCATAAGAATGTTGTGCTCTGCCTGGAAAACAAACATGAAGTTGAATGTTCCAGAAATTCCAAGTGGCATACCGTCAGAGAATGAACCTTGACCGAATGGATACACAAGGAATACTGCCATTGCAGCAGATACAGGTGCGGAATAAGCAACACAGATCCAAGGTCTCATACCTAATCTGTATGATAATTCCCACTGACGACCACAGTATGCTGTGATGCCGATTAGGAAATGGAATACAACTAACTGATAAGGGCCTCCGTTATAGAGCCACTCGTCTAGTGAAGCTGCTTCCCAGATTGGGTAGAAGTGTAGTCCGATTGCGTTTGAACTTGGTACAACAGCACCAGAGATGATGTTGTTACCATACATTAAAGAACCAGCAACTGGCTCTCTGATTCCGTCGATATCGACAGGAGGTGCAGCGATGAAAGCTACGATGAAACAAGTGGTAGCTGCGAGGAGGCAAGGAATCATTAAGACTCCGAACCAACCGACGTAGATACGATTGTTAGTGGATGTAGTCCACTCGCAAAACTCGTCCCATCCAGCTAACAATCCGCCACGTTTGCGTTGTGAAAGAGTTGTCATTGAAAGAGTGCGATGTTATGTGAGTAAAATAGAGACGTAATTTAACGACCCATAGGTCTCGGTTAGCGGGTCGAAGGAAGTGTTGAAATCAACACCCCTACATTTATATATGTTAACAGTTATTTACATTCTTGTCAACCGTTTCTTGGACTTTTTCCTTTTCTTTTAATCTTTCCAGAAACTCCTCGTCAGGTGTGAATACTATTGGTCCTTCCAAAATTCTCTCCTCCAATTCATCAAGCAGTGGATCCTTTTCATTCTGATTCATGGCGTTCTTTACTAGTTTTCCAAAAATAATTTTCTTCTGATCCCAGTCCATCCCGATCATGACCGTTCTCTACTTGGTAGTAGACAGTAGACACCTTGAAGTCAGGGTCTGTTGGTTTCTCAGGAGTCAGACTGTTATCGTAAATTCTCATCCTATTGTTAGGGTACAAAGCGAATTGTCCATTGTCAAGCTCCAAAAGATTAAAACTTTTGTGCTCTGGAGGTTGTTCACTTGTAGAATAATCTACTGCGTCTATGTCCTGATGATAGTTGTCAAGAGTACAGATGTAAGTTCCTGTTTGGTTGCCGAAATCTCTAGTCATGATCTCATAGTGCATAGATCCAATGAACTGTTTCTGCACTGCCACCACACCGTAGTCCATACAGTTCCAAAACTGTAAGTTGTGAAGTGTCATGTCTGGTTCTGGTAACTCTGGTGATGATACGAAGGCACTGATAGGTAACTTATCATACATCGCCGCATAGTCTGGTAGGTATGTCTCAAAGTAAAAGGCACGGCCTGGAATTGACTTACAGGATACCCAATATCCTTCTACAAATTCTCCGTGTCCGCTCTTATGATCTGTTAAATATTCTTTCCTTACCCACACATGATAGGAGGGTAGATTACAAATTAGTGCTGGCATCTTTCATACTGTGGTGGTGTGTAGTGATCATTCCAATGGCGAATATTGCCTGCAATGATAAAGCAATTAGTTACTACTAGCTGGACAAAGATAAGAGTTCTTATTAAAGCAACCTTGTCGGCCTCTTTATCAGACTTACCAGACTTGTCTCCAAGTGCTTTTGCCCAAACTCTCCAGAATTTTTTCACTCAATTAATAGTTCTATTATAATAATTTATCCTACTTTCTGCAACCCCTTTAATACGTTTGACTTCACATCTAAGAGTCCTTCCGCACTAAACCAAGGAGCACTCTCCCAATCGAAACCTTCTCCAAATGTGTTGTCTGCATTGGCAACATACCAATGGCAAGATGTGTCTGGTAGATCTACTGCACACTCAGACCAGTCATCTGACCACTGAGGAACCTGTACCCACAATGTTTCTGCGTGGGCGAGTGCTGGGTATGCTAAAGAAAATGAAATGAAAGATATAAATGCCCAGATAATTGAAGGTATATATTTGACACTCATTGGTCTCTTATATACCTCCATAACATCATGGTATGATTGTGGGAACATGTCTGACATCATAATAGTCCTAAAGACCCTGCTGTGATACCTACGAAAACGAAAAAACCAAACTCAACTAGATCTCTGGAGCCTGGTGGGATAGTATTTAATAGTGAGGCGAGGAATATCATGCGAATACGAATGACATTCCGCCGTTTGCACAAGCTATTACGCTTACTAGGAATAGACTTGTTGAGATAAGATGGATCATGTTATGCACCTGATGGAACTTGAACTGGGACTAACTGTTGGTCTGAAACCCTGACACCTAATCCACCACCGTCATCATCATCGTCATCATCATTGATGATTCTGAGATATAACTCTAACAATACGAGAACAGCCATGGGGTAGAACAACCAGACTATTGCTTTCCATACTGGATAAGAGTCGGCAGCAAACTGATATTCATTCATATATTGTCCCTATGTGTTGGATTGAAAATTTTTAATATGTTTTTATTTAGTTTTGTAAAGTTCTAGGGGAAAAAAAATTTGACCCTAGAACATACCGAAGAACATGTGACCTGTGGTTAAGTCAGAGATACATGCTGCTAATAGACCAATCATTGCTGCTCTACCATTCCATGTCTCTGCCCAGATCTTCTGGGGTTCTACTCTACTGTTCTTCTCAAAGTGATTGTCTATTGATTTCTGCTTAAAAGTTTTAGTCATTAAACAATGCCTGGTATAAGTTGACCTGTGAAGGCATAAACTGTGCAAAGTGTGACGAATCCCATCATTGCTACACGTCCTTGTGCCTTGATGAAAATATCTTTGTTAGACATTAAAAGATGCCTGGGATGATATTTCCTGTTGTTGCGTATGCACCTACTGCTGCAACGAAACCGAGCATAGCTGCCCAACCGTTAAATCTTTCTGCTTCTGGAGTCATGATAGTGTACCGTTTGTGTGTTGATTGTGTTTAGAAAAAGCCTGGAATGATCCAGCCTGTGAATCCGTAATTAACTACGGCTGCGAACAAACCCATCATCGCTAAACGACCGTTGATCTGTTCTGCGTTCTTCCAATAATTCATTTTAGAATATGCCTGGAATGATTTGACCTGTTGTTGTGTATGAAACAAGTAGTGATACGATCCCAATCATAGCCCAACGACCATTGGTTTTCTCAGCATTCTTGCCATACCCTTCATAGGATTCGTCAAGAGTCATACGAGGTTCGATAGAATAGATGTTCTGTCTTCCGCCCGATTCTGTAACTTTACCTTTTGCGATTGTCATTCAATTATTAAGAAACGTAACATAATTATATATAAAAGATAAAATTTTGTCAAGTTTCTTAACATTAATTATTTCTGTATTCTAATATTCGTACTCTTGTAAGATCTCTAGGGCGCAGTTTAGAGCCTGCTGTGCTGCCCATCTTTCCTTATCATCCCAAGTGGGATACCAATTTTTTGTGTCAATGCCATGTTTGATCTTTAGGAGTCTAGATTCCATATAGCATTTGGTTAATCTTCCGTTCATGAGGGTCCTCTAGGCGGTTCTGTTAGATATACGTTGCCTGATATAGTAGTTCCTTCTCCACCACTCGTTACAAAGTGTTCTATCCACGAGGGAAAGATAATGATACTACCAGCAGGAGCATTGGGAATGAAATCCATAGAGATTGCAGTACCATACATTGCCCACTGATTCATTATCAGTTTACGAGAAGGATTCATGAAAACAGTTCTGGAATAATCCACAGACTCCACAATAACGAAACTCCATTGAGCTCCTGAGTGGATGTGTGGATCTTGCCAGTCGTGTTTACCGTATTTGTTACGCCATACCTGTCCAATTACAAAATCATCTGGTATGAACTGTTGTATGCACTCTGAGATGAGTCCTTTAACATATTCATATGATTCCTCTGTAAAGTTATCATTTCCTAGTGTTGTAGGACAAGCACTGAGGAATGTAGGTTGAAAATTCTCTGACACCAAGTTTACTTTATCGAGGTCAATTTCCTCAATGAAAAATGGTGCAGCGAATATAGCGTGTGGGTTTCTCATATAATAATTATAACAGAAAAAAGACCCACTGCAATCACAGGGGTCTTTTGTTTTTATATACTAACGTATTTGTACTTAGAAAACGTACTTAGCACCGATTTTAGCACCGTATCCGTTGTCTGCTCCATCAGCAGTTTGGAAGGTGAGTTCGCCGTAACCAACAACAGACTCAGACAAATCAACAGATCCACCTGCCTTTGCAAGGAATTCTGTGTCAGAGTCACCACCATCAGGTGAGTTTACAATAGGACCACCTTGGACATACCAGTTAGATCCTTCGTAACCAAGTGCAAACTCGGCTGTAGTTGCAGTGTAGTCTCCACCAGTGAATGAAGAATTGGTTTCAACGTTTACATAAGGTCCTGCGAAAGCAGCACCAGCGAAAAGGGGAGCAGCAGCTGCGGCTGCGATTACATTTTTGAACATTTAATTTCTCTCTAATTTACTTGCTGAGTTTTTTTACCAGCAGATGATAGAAGTCTCGACATGACTTCGTGTTAGGTTTGAATCGAAGATAGACCTAGCGCGAGTAATTGAGGCATTCGGAATACTTGTTCCTCCACAACACGTCTGTTATGGAATCGTGACACTGGCGGGATCGCCAGTTCCATTTATTTAGTTTAACAAATTTTTTAGGATTTGTCAAGCACCCTGTCCTTTGTTTCGGGGATCACCACCAGCAATCCTACCTAGATAAGGATCAAAGTCGGATAACATATCAATAGTGATGTCCCCACCCCTTGTAGTCCAGAGTTCTCTGAGACCATCGTGACTCCCCCTATGGAAGATCTCAATGTGTTCTTCATGAATTGAGGAACCTAGTTCGATTTTGTATAGGAAGACAGGACAGGCATAAGATGCACCTGAGTTGTAGATCAGGTCATCAGCGACAGGTCTAGGTTTCACGCCATTGTCGAGTTTATATTTCTCTCCTCTGACATGAAGTTTCAATAGTTTCTCAGCATGATGTCTAGTTATGACATAACATGCAGTAGAAAAGTCATTAATAAATCTACGATGAACCTGTACATGTAGTTCGCCAGGGCAGATAACTGCAACTTGAACTGTGTCCCAGTCGTATGGCATCCTAGAGATGAATTGTCTCCATGTGAATGTCCAGAACTGTGCGATACTAATGTCACAATCATCTTCCATAATGATTGCATATGGTTCATCAGTCTCCTCAACAAAATGTTTGAGTGCCTTTAGGTGAGAAGTCACACAACCAATCTCACCAGGCGTAATACTGTCAGGATACTTACCAACCAAGATCTCACTCAGGTCGTCACCTGTGGAAGGTCTACCATCATATGCAGAGATACGAGTGTAGTTTTCAATCTCCCATTCTTTGAGTTGTTCTTCCATCCACTTCATCCTCTCTGGTTGTTCATCCAGATTAATGATGTAAAGCGGACCGAATCCTCTAAGTTTGTATGCAGATTTATTTGACATCGAAAAAGAATGTTTGTGTGAGTCTACTTGTTTCTAGCGTGTTGCCAAAACCAGGCAGAATACTTCTATGATACAACACTTTGCCACGATACGCAACCAGCCTATTGTAAACATTTCCTACACCGATATTCATATCAGTGTCGGGCGACTCATAGATACCAGTTCCAGAATCAAGAATAGGATCGGGAGTCAGATATAATACTGCTGCCCACTCTCCTTGATTTTCTCCCTGACTATCAACATGAACCCAAGTTTCTGTTCCTTCTTGGCATGATTGAAAACAAAAAGTGTCCTGTGTCCAATCCCATACAATCTCTCCTCCGAGAGCAGTCTTTAGTTTAGTCTCTACTTCTTTTTGTAGATCCCCACCTAACCTATGAGACCTTACACCAGGCACAGATTTTTGAATCCTATCAAAATCTAAGGATAAGGCATGAAACCTTATCCTGTCTGGGTCATCTAAAAAATTATCTATTACAATTAAATTACGATCCATCCGTCACAATATAAGTCCTTAAGATTTTTGTCTTTATAATCTGGACCGAACCATTGTTTAGGTGCTACGACTTTTCCTCTACCATTTTGTAACCATGCACCCCACCATGATAGGGATGAGTTAGCAATGATTGCACCAGAACATAAACTCATGATGCAGAGATCAACGAATGGTTCATAAGATCCATCGGGATATTTGTCTGTTGGTTCTGATACAAGGAATCTATCATCAGCAAAGAACTCCTGTTCGTTTACCCACTCAGGAGAGTCTGAACAAACTACTATGGGTTGATCCTCTGGAAACTCCTTGAGTGCCTTCTCATAGTATTCTACAGGTTGTGGTGGATGTTGACCAGAACATTCGGTGTAAGACCATTTAAACCCTCTGGCATCTACTAGATTAGGATCTCCTCTCCTTACATGTAAGAACAATGGAACCTGATCTAATGAATCTACCATTTCCTTACAAGGTCCTAGAATAGAATCATGGAAAGTAAAATCTCTCCTGATATCTTGTTCTATATTTTTGAAATATTTTTCTGTCTGAAAGAATCCAAATAAACTTACATCATTGGGGCACATTCTATGGAGTTCTTCATCAAACTCAAAATGTTTTTCGATTACTACAGGAGCGTGACCTCTATCAAGAACTGCAAGATTACTTCTTCCTACACTCTCTAATGTAAAGGCTCTGTGTAAACTATAATTATCTACTCTCTTAGATTCAAAAGGTGGAATACCAAATTCGTATCCACGCATTGCAGAGATACCCCTAACGGCAGCATACTGAAACATTTGATTACCTAGTCTGCCTAGGTTACCCATTTGATTAAAGGCTAGCATTTAGTTCGTTCCCCCTGCGTTTGATGTAGTCTAACTTTGCATAGTATTGTGTCAAAGACTCTTTATCTTGAGTCCTAATCCAGTTCCACAATCTATCGTTATCTTGAAACTTAGGATTGTGATAATGTGAATTGAATGTTCTGCCATGTTCAAAGTGATAGATGTCATCAATGACTCTGCCAACTTTAAATCCAAAACAATTTAGTCGGTAATAAAACTCACAATCTTCTGCTCCCCATGAGATGAATTCTTCATTCCATAGTCCAGCAGATACTTCTGCGGTTTTGGTTATCATTTGACCCCATCCAATAGATGATGGAATCCTAACTTTGTGATCTTTGAGAACTTCAAAGTCAGCATCGTTACCATCATGTGATGATAAAAACTTATCCAATAATTGATCGGAGTAAGTTACTGCCCACTGGTAGATACCACATCCAAAAGGATAGACAGCATCCGATCCTTCCTGTGTGATGGCACGGTGAGCAAGTTGATGTGAGTTCTTTAGTACAACAACATCCACATCATGATTGTATAGAATAGGAGTATCAGCGGCAACGCATAGGTCATTTAGTATTCTTGTTTTGTGAAAAAATTTCTCTGAATTTTGTTCAAAGATATGTCTAAGTTGTGAAGTATCTCCCACATAACTTTTGATGCGAGGCAAAGCACTCTCACTGAAGTGTGATTGCGTGTCTACTTCTTTTACAATAACTTTTGCTTCGGGAAAGCATTTCATTATGTAAGTAATAGAGGTGATTACATTTCGTAGTCTGTCCTCTGTCTCTATCCTACATGGTAGTAGGTAGGTTATATCTTTCATTTATTCAGGCTCAATGTAAGAGGGATCATTATGTAATTTAATCCAACGTGGGGGAATCAAATCGCTCATGTCATACATGTCATACTTAATTCCAAACCAAGGATCAGGAGCAATAACTTGCCAGTGTCT